GTGGGCGCGGGTGCCACCAGCGCCTTCGGCAGCGGCGCCAGGCTCGGCCTAGTCATCGCGTCCGGCACGCTCACCGGGGCTGTGGTGTCGGCGTTCGGGGTGGGTGCGGTGCTGCGGCCCGTGCGTGCCGGGGGCGCGCTGCTCGGCGAGATCGGCCCCATCACGCGCCGGCCTCGGTCGCTGACGCTGCGCTCCACGCGCCAGCGCATCGGCCCCCTCACTCCGACAACGGACGACACAGCATGATCCCGAACATCGACGCCGGCGCCACCTTCAACTACCGCGCCACGCTGCCCGACTACTCGGCAGCGGCGGGCTGGGTGGCCACGCTGTACCTCAACCCGCGCGCTGGCGGCACGGCGCTGTCGCTCACGGCCGCCGCAGATGGCAGTGCGCACCTCTTTCAGGCGGCTGGCACCGCCACCGCGGCGTGGGCTGCTGGCAGCTACGCCTGGGAGGTGTGGGTCGACAAGGCCGGCGAGCGCTACCGCGTCGACGGCGGCCAGCTGCTGGTGCGCACCACGCTTCTCTCCGCGGCGGGCGGCACCGACACCCGCACGCCCGCCGCCAAGGCGCTGGACGACCTGCGCACCGCCTGGGCCGCCTGGTGCGCCAGCGGCAGCTTCACCGCGGGCAGCTACAGCATTGGCGGCCGCACCATGCAGTACCGCAGCATTGCCGAGCTGCGCGCGGCAATCGCCGCGGCCGAGCGCGACGTCGAGGCCGAGAAGCGCGCCGAGCGCATCGCAGCGGGCCTCGGCGGCCGCACCCGCTTCGTGGTGCGCATGTAGCAGCTCGAGCTCTCCCGGAACAAGTCACCCGCCCGACTTCCGCGCCGCCCGCAAAAGTGCGGGCATGTCCTGGATCGATCGCCTCGCCCTCCGCATCGGCTTCGTGCCGGCCGCGGCGGCTGCCACAGAGCAGCGCCAGGCCGCCGTGCATGCGGCGCGGCGCGAGCGCGTCATCGCAGGCGCCCAGCGCCGCTCGCTGCTGGCGGCCCTGTCCACGCACGACGTGGGCAGCTGGGGCGCCGACTGGGTCAACATCAACGCCGAGACCGAGACCGGCCTGGCCACCGTCCGCGCGCGCAGCCGCGAGGCCTACTGGAACAACGGCTACGCCAAGCGCTTCGTGGGCATGGTGGGCCGCAACGTGCTGGGCCCCCGCGGCGTTGAATACCAGAGCCGCCTGGCGCAAGGCAACGGCCAGCCCAAGCAGGCCGTCAACGCGCGGCTCGAGGCGGCCTGGGCCGCCTTCGGCAAGCGCGGCGCGCTCGACGTCACCGGCCGCTACTCGTGGCGCTTGGTGCAGCGCCTGGTGCTCAAGCACGTGGCCGTCGACGGCGAATGCTTCGTGCGCTTCGTGCCCGGGCGCGGCCCGCACGGTGTGCAGATCCAGCTGCTGCCGGCCGATGCCGTGCCGCTCACCTACCGGGCAGACCTCGGCAACGGCCGCAAGGTGCGCCAGGGCATCGAGGTCGACGAGCTCGGCGCCGTGCAGGCCTACTACCTGCGCGGCGACGACGTCACGCTCGACACCGTGGGCGAGTGGGCCGGCTCCACCAGCCGCCTGCTGCGCGTGCCGGCCGACGAGGTGCTGCACGTGGCGCTGCCCAATACCATCGGCCAGCTGCGCGGCGTGCCCTGGATGGCCACGGCGCTCAAGCGCATGTACCAGGCCGCCGACTTCGCCACCAGCGGCTTGAACAAGGCGCGCGAGAGCGCCAAGCGCGGCGGCTGGCTGCAGGCCAGCAGTGACGACGCGCCCAATCTGCCCGTCGAAGAGCTGAGCGATGGCGAAGACGCTGCCGGCCAGGCCTACGCCAGCCTGCACGATGGCACCTGGGAAAAGGTGCCGGCCGGCTACACCGCCCAGCCCTTCGAGAGCGACTACCCCAACATCGAATACGGCCAGTTCATCAAGGACTGCGTGCGCGACATGGCCGGCGCGCTCGACGTCGCGTACATCACGCTGGGCAACGACCTCGAGGCCGTCAACTACAGCAGCGGCCAGCTCGGCCTGGAAGACGAGCGCACCTTCTGGTGCGAGCTGCAGGAGTGGCTCACGCACGACGCGCTGGTTGCCCCGGTCTTCCGCCGCTGGCTGCGCTACGCGCTGGTGGCCGCGCCCGATCTGCAGAGCCTGCAGTACGAGCGGCTCGACCAGTACGCCGAGGCCGCCTCGTGGATGCCGCACCGCTGGCGCCCGCTCGACCCGAACAAGACCGTGAGCGCGCAGCGCGAAATGCTGGCGCTGCGCCTGACAAGTCCCCAGCGCTGCATGCGCGAAGCCGGCGTCGACCCCGACGAGGTGCTGCAGGAATGGCGCGAGTGGCAGACCAAGACCGCCGATCTGCCCGCCGCGCCGCCCATGCCCGGCGCCGCGCCGGCACCCGCGCCGGCGCAAGCCGCCGCCGAAGACGACGACCCTAACGCCGCCCGCCTGCGCCTCATCGCCAGCCGGGCCCATGGAGCCTGACCCCATGCCGCAACTCACCGAAGACCCCCGCACCGACGTGCGCAAAGCCCAGGCCGGCAAGCAGATGCGCGCCGCGCGCTACCAGCGCGACACGCTGGACGCACAGGCCCGCACCGTCGAGCTCGCCTTCGCCAGCGAGGAGCCCTACCGCCGCTGGTGGGGCAACGAGATCCTGGACTGCACCGCCGGCTCGGTGGACATGGCGCGCCTCAACAGCGCGCACCCGCTGCTGCTCAACCACGACATCGACCAGCAGATCGGCGTCGTCGAGCGCGCCTGGATCGACAGCGACCGCAAGTGCCGCGCCGTCGTGCGCTTCTCCCGTTCGGCCCTCGGCGAAGAGGTGTTTCAGGACGTGCAAGACGGCATCCGCGAGCTGGTCTCCGTGGGCTACGAGATCAACGACGTGGTGCTCGAGAGCCGCTCCGACGACGTCGAGACCTACCGCGTCAAGCGCTGGACGCCCTTCGAGCTGTCCATCGTTTCTGTTCCTGCCGACGCCTCTGTGGGCGTGGGCCGTTCCCTGGCCGCTGCGGCCGCAACCGCTCAACCAAAGGAGTCCCCTGTGAGCGACACCACCACCGCCGCCCCGGCCGCCCCCCAGCAGCCGGACATCCGCGTCATCGAGACGCAAGCCGCCGCCGCCGAGCGTTCGCGGGCCCAGGCCATCCGCGCCATGGGCCACGATCACCAGCTCGCGGCCGAGGCCGACAAGGCCATCGCCGACGGCGTGGCCGTCGACGCCTTCCGCTCGCTGGTGCTCGAGAAGCTGGTGCAGCGTGGCAAGCTCAAGCCTGCGCCGGCCACGCCCGAAATCGGCATGTCGCAGAAGGAAGTCCAGCGCTTCTCGATCGTGCGCCTCATGGCCGCCATCCAGAACCCGTTGGATCAAGAGCTGCAGCGCGCCGCGGCCTTCGAAATCGAAGCCAGCACCGCCGCCCGCAAGGTGGCCAGCGACAACGGCAACCAGCCCATGCGCCGCGAGCGCGAGGCCGGCCAGACGGTGCCCTGGGACGTGCTGAGCGCCCCCGTCGTGCACAGCGAAGAGATGGCCCGCGCGCTGATGTCGCGCATGATGCAGCGCGATCTGCTGGTGGGCACGCCCACGGCCGGCGGCAACCTGGTGGCCACCAACCTGCTGGCGTCCAGCTTCATCGATCTGCTGCGCCACCGCATGGTCGTGGCCGGCCTGGGTGCGCAGATGCTCGACGGCCTGGTCGGCAACCTGGCCATCCCGTCGCAGACGGCTGGCGCTGCCACCTTCTGGGTGGCGGAAAACACCGCCGTCACGGAGAGCGAGGCCACCTTCGGCCAGGTGACGATGTCGCCCAAGACGGTGGGCATGTTCACCGACTACAGCCGCCGCACCCTGCTGCAGACCACGCCCGCCGTCGAGGCGCTGGTGCGCGCCGATCTGACCATGGGCATCGCGGTGGAGCTCGACCGTGCCGCCATCGCTGGCAGTGGCAGCGCGGGCCAGCCGCGCGGCATCATCAACACGGCCGGCATCGGCTCGGTGGCTGGCGGCACCAACGGCGCGGCGCCCACCTACGCCAACATGGTGGCGCTGGAAGAGGCTGTCGCGGTGGCCAACGCCGACGTGGGCGCGCTGGCCTACCTCACCAACGCCCGCATGCGCGCCCAGCTGCGCCTGACGCAGCAGTTCGCCAGCACCAACGGCGTGCCGGTCTGGGGCAGCGACAACACCGTGCTGGGCTACGGCGCCGCCGTGTCCAACAACGTGCCGAGCAACCTGACCAAGGGCACCAGCTCCGGCGTGTGCTCGGCCATCGTCTTCGGCAACTTCGCCGATCTGCTGATGGGCATGTGGGGCGGCCTCGACTTCATCCTCGACCAGAGCACGCTGGCCACGTCGGGTGCTCGCCGCCTGGTGGCGCTGCAAGACGTGGACGTCGCTGTCCGGCGCGCCGTGTCCTTCGCGGCCATGCTCGACGCGCTGCGCGCCTGACCCCTGTGAGCCGGGGCGCCCAGCGCCTCGGCTCTTCACCCCTCAAGGAGAGCCTGTGAAACTGCTGATCACCACCGACTGCGCCGTCCCCACGATGGACGGCCCCACGCACGTGTCGGCCAACACCCTGGTCGACATCGACGCCGACACCGCCCACCTGCTGGTGCAGGCCACCCGGGCGCAGTACATCGACCCCAAAGACGACCGTTCGCGCTCGAAGGTCAACACCGCAAGCGAAAGCCGCGTCGAAGCCGTGCGCGCCGCCATCAAGGCGGCAGGCAAGGCCCCGAAGGCCGCTGAGGCCTGACGAGCGCCGCCATGCCCTTCGCCGAGGCCTTTGCCCCCTTCTTCGCCGATTTCGGCGAAGGCGCCACGCTGGCTGGCGTGGCCGTGCGGGGCATGGTCAACGTGGAGAGCTTCGACGAGCTCGACACCGTCGTGCAGCGCACTGACTTCCTGCTGCAGCCTACCGCGGCCGTCACGGCGGCGGTGGGCCAGAGCCTGGTGCTCCGCGGCACCACCTACACCGTGCGCCAAGTGCTGAAAGAGCCGCCCGACGGCGTCCTGCAGCGCCTGGTGCTGGCCCGGGCCTGAGCCATGGCGCTGGCAGCCGCTCAAGTGGTCGACGCGCTGGCCGCGCGCCTGGCGCCGCAGGTGCTGGGCACCGGTGGCGTGCGCACCAGCCGCACCTGGCCCTGGGATGAGGCCGAGCTGCCCGCCGCCCGCGTGTTCGCGGCCGACGAGCAGGTGGCGGCCATCACGGTGGGCGAGGCCATCAACCAGCACACGCTGGGCGTCGACGTGCAGTACACGCTGCGCGCCGTGGCCGATGCCGACGACGCCATGCACGCGCTGGCCGAGGCCGGCCTGGCGCTGCTCTTCGCGCCGCCCCTGCCGCACGGCCTGCAGCTCGTCGGCATCAACCGCGATACCACGGGCGACGGCGAGGCCGCCAATGCCCGCATCACGCTGCAGCTGCAGTGCACCTACTTCGTCGCCCCGGCTGCGCCGGGCGTCATCTTGAGCTGAAAAGGAGCGCCACACCATGGCCATCACTCTTGCAACCGGCACCCAGGTGGCCATTGCGTCCACCTACGGCGTGGCCGTCAACATGACGGCCGTCACCAACGCCGCCAGCGCGGTCGCCACCCTGGCCTCTGGCCACGGCGTCATCGTGGGCGACTTCCTCGAGGTCAACTCCGGCTGGGACCGACTCAACGGCCGCATCGTGCGCGCCAGCGTGGTCACGGGTGACAACATCACCTTCGAGGGCATCAACAGCACGAGCACGTCGCGCTACCCCACCGGCACGGGCACGGGCACCATCCGCCGCATCACCGCGTGGACGACGATCTCGCAGATCACCAGCGGCCTCAGTGTCAGCGGCGGCGATCCGCAGTTCGCCGACATCACCACGCTCACCGACACGGTGCAGAAGCAGATCCCCACCACCCGCACCCCGGTGCAGGTGACGCTGCCGGTGTTCTACGACCCGGCCCTGTCGTGGTGGGCCACTGTGCTGGCCGCCAGCGATGCCGCCACGCCCGTGGCCCTGCGCATGATCTTCCCGAACAACTCGCGCCTGGTCTCCAACGCCTACTGGAGCCTGCGCGCGGTGCCCACGGTGGAAGACAGCACGCTGCGCGGCGAGATCAGCGTGAGCTTCTTCTCCGACCCCACGGTCTACGGCACCTGACGGGCGGCCGCGCATGCTCATCAGCCGCGAGGCCATCGCGCCCGTAAAGCTGCCCGAAGAGCCCGTCGACGTGCCCGAGATCGGCGGCACGGTGCTGGTGCGTGGCATGGACATGCCACGCGCCATGCGCTTCGAGGCCGCCCGCCGGCGCTTCGTGCAGCCGCAAGACGGCGAGAGCGAGGCCGACGCCGCCGAGCGCGCGGCGGCCGAGCTGCTGCCCGTGGCGTTGCACCTGTGCGTGCTGGCCGTTGACCTCGAGCCGGTCTACAGCCCTGCCGAGTGGGCCGCCTTTGCGGTGCGCCACGGCCAGCGCGTGGGCGAGCTGTGGCAGGTGGTGGAGCGGCTCAACGGCCTGGGCGACCCAAAAAACGGCTGAAGGCCAGCCCGCAGCGCCGCGCGCTCTACGAGCTGGCCAGTCACCTCAAATGCACCGTCTCATGGCTCGAATGCAACATCAGCCTGCAAGAGTTCCACGAGTGGCAAGCCTGGCTCGATGCGCAGCGCATTGGGCCGCGCTGGGACGCGCTGCGCCACGCCGAGCTGCAGGCGGCAGCCGCCAACGGTGCGCTGCGGCGGCAAGACTCGCGCCCCTGGTCGGTGGCCGACTTCATGCCGCCCGATCCGTGGTGCGATGCGCCGCCGGTGCAGGCCGTCGACTCTGCGGGCGCCTTCGTGGCCTTGCTGCCCGGCATGGGGGCTGACACATGAGCCGCGCCCGCATCGCCATCGCCGCCACCGACGAAACCGGCGGCGCCTTCCAGAGCGTGCGCGCCAAGCTCGACACGCTCGGCACCCAGGCCAGCAGCGTGTCGGCGCGCTTCGCCGGCATCAGCGCCGGCGTGCTGGGCCTGCTGGGCAGTGCGGCGGCCTTCGGTGCCTTCATCCAGGGCGCCACCGAATCCGTCACCCGGCTGAAAGACCTGCAAGACGCCACCGGCAGCACCATCGAGCGCCTGAGCGGCATCACCAACCTGGCCGGCCGTGCGGGCCTGAGCTTCGAGACGGTGAGCGGCGCGCTCGTGCGCTTCAATGCCGCGCTCAACTCGGCCAAGCCCAACAGCCCGGTGTCGCAGGCGCTCGAGCGGCTGGGCCTCAGCGTGCAGCAGCTGCGCGATCAAGACCCCGTCGACGCGCTGCAGTCGGTGGCCAAGGCGCTGGCCAACTTCGCCGACGACGGCAACAAGGCCCGCCTGGCTCAGGAGCTCTTCGGCCGCAGCATCGCGCAGGTGGCGCCGCTGCTCAAAGAGCTGGTCGAAGACGGGCAGCTGGTGGCCAGCGTCACCGATCGGCAGGCCGAGGCCTTCGACCAGCTCAGCAAGGCCGTGTCGCGCCTGTCGAGCAACTGGACGGTGCTGCAGCAGCGCCTGGGTGGCCCGGTGGTGGAAAGCCTGGCCAACGACGTGCAGCGCCTCAAGCTGGCGGGCGACGTGTTCGGCAGCACCGCGGCCGGCATCGGCGCGCTGGTGTCCGAGGGCCGGCGCTTCGCCAATGCAGGCGACGGCGTGGCCTTCTACACCGCCAAGCTGGCCGAGCTCAACCGCCAGCGCGCCGTGGTGGCCACCGAGCGCAACCCGCTGGCCCGGCGCAACCTGCTGGCCGGGCTCGATGCCGAAATCTCCAAGATCGGCAAGCTCGACGAGGTGTACCGCCGCTTGGCCCGGGCCACGCTGCCCGACCTGGGCCAAAGCGACCCGCGCGAGCTGGCGCGCCGCGGCCGTGGCAGCAGCGCGCTGCCGAGCGTCGGCGAGGCCAACGAACCGGGCGCCGACAACATCCGCAAGCAGACCAGCGCGCTCGACCAGTACACGCAAGGCCTGCGCGAGCAGCTGCTGGCCACGCAGCAGGTGAGCGCCGAAGAGCAGACCCGCATTGCCATCAACCGCGGCCTGCTCGGCGTGCTCGACGCCAGCACCAAGGCCCAGGTGCTGGGCCTAGCCTCGGCGCTGGACAGCATCCGCGCGCAGCAATCATCGGCGCGCGCCTTCGAGGCGCTGCAGCAGGAGGGCCTGGCCGTCACGCGCAGCCTGCAGACCGAGCAGGAGCGCCTGGCTGAACAGGTGGCCCGGGCCGACGTGCTGGTTGCGGCCGGTGCCATCACCTGGGGCACCTACGGCCGCGCGGCCGTCGAGGGGCTGCAGCGGCTCACGAAGGAGGTCAACTCCATCCAGCTGCCGCGCCTGGAGGCGCTGGCCGAGCCGCTGCGTCAGGTGAGCGAGTTCGCCAGCCAGGCCGCCCGCAACATTCAGGACGCGCTCGGCGACAGCGTGCTGCAGGTCATCAAGGGCAACGCCGACGACATCGGCCAGATCTGGCAAGACCTGCTGCAGCGCATGGTGGCCCAGGCGCTGGCCGCCAAGCTGGGCGAGGCGCTCTTCGGCAACTACGGCAAAACGGGCGAGTTCGGCGGGTTGGCCGGCCTCATCGGCTCCAGCGTGTTCGGGGGCGCCCGTGCCAACGGTGGGCCAGTGATGGCCGGCCGCGCCTACCTGGTGGGCGAGCGCGGCCCCGAGATCGTGATGCCGGCGTCAGCCGGCACCGTGGTGCCCAACCACGCGCTGGGCGGCATGGCCGTCACCGTCAACGTGGCGGCCGGCGTCACCCGCGGCGAAGTCACCAACGCCGTGCAGCTGGGCATGCAGCACGTCGAATCCACCATCATGCAGCGGCTGCGCGCCGCCCGGGTGCTGTAGCCATGGCCACCATCGACTGGCCGGCAGGCCTCATCCCCCAGGCGGCCGAGCTGTCGCTGCGCAAGTCGGGCGCGCAGTTCGCCAGCCCGTTCAACGGCACGCTGCAGGCTGTGGACTTCATCGGCGAGCGCTGGGTGCTCAGCTGCAGCCTGGCGCCGCAGTTTCAGCACGACCCGCGGGGTGTCGGCGTCTTCGCCAACACCCTGGCCGGCGGCGTCGAGCGCGTGCGCGTGTGGCCGTTCCACACCGGCGGCGTGCCGCGCGGCAGCCTGCGCGGCAACGTCACCGTGCGCACTGCCGGCGCTCGCGGCGACACGTTGCTCAGAGTGCAGGGCGCCGTCTCCGCGCCCAACCTCATCAACGGCGGCGGCATGGAAATCGACATTGTTGACCTGGCGGTAGGTTGGACGGTGTTCTCGGCAGGTGCCACCGGCGTGGTGGCAGTGTCCGACTTTTCTGGCGTGCTCAGCCCGCGCTCGCAGAGCGTTTTTTGCACCGCGCTCGGAGCTTCCGACTCTGACCGCATCGGCATCTACAAGCTCGACATCCCCGTGCAAGCCGGCGCGCCTTACACGCTGGCGGCCAGCATGATCGGGCCATTCGTCACGCTTAGTGCGCAGGTCTTGTGGTACGACGCTGGCGGCGCGCAGATAACCGGCAACACCACTAGCGTGGCTGGTGAGGGCGGGAGTTTTCAGCGGCTCGTTGTGTCAGCCGTTGCGCCGCCGCTGGCTGTCAAGGCTGGCATCTTTCTGTTTTGCAGCGCGCGCTCAAGTGGGCCCGCTGCATCCTCGTTTGGCGCGGACAATGTGCAGTTTGAGCAGGCGCCGGCTGCCACGGCGTTCGCCGGTTCGCCTACCCTGCGCGCGGGCGACTTCATCGGCTGCGGCGGCCAGCTCTTCCAAGTAGCCAGCGACTACACGCTGCTCGACGACGGCACCGGCGACATTCCGCTCATCAACCGCGTGCGCGGCACCATCGCCATCAACAGCCCCGTCACCTGGTATCGCCCCAGCTGCGAGATGGTGCTGCCCGCCATGCAGGCCGGCCCCGTGCGCCGCCCGGGCGTCATCGAGAGCACCGCGCTCGACCTCGTGGAGGTCTGGTAATGCGCAGCGTGGCCGCGCCCGCGCAGGCGGTGCTGGCCGGGCCGGTGGTGCCCATGGCGCTGCTGCTCGATCTGGCCTTCGACCCGCCGGTGCGCCTGTGCACCGGCAGCGTGGCCATCTCGTGGGCGGGCAATCTCTACTTCGGCACCGGCACGCTCGGCGCGGTGGAGGCCGTCACCGACGAAGTGCAGAGCACCCAGGGCCTGCGCTTCACCCTCAGCGGCGTGCCGCTCGACAGCATCGCCCTGGCGCTGAGCGAGCAGGTGCGCGGCACCGGCTGCGTGCTGCGCCTGGTGGTGCTCGACCCCACCACCCACGCCGTGCTCGACGCGCCGACCATCTTCACCGGCACGCTCGACAGCATGCCCATCAGCCACGGCGCTGAAGACTGCACTATCGGCGTGGTGGCCGTGCACCGCGGCGACACCTTCCGCCGCCCCAAGCCGCTGCGCTACACCGACGGCGACCAGCAGCGCCTGCACCCCGGCGACACCAGCCTGCGCTACGTGCTCAGCCAGGCCCAGGTGCAGGACCGCTGGCCCGCCGCGGCCTACTTCCGCCAATGAGCCCGCACCTGCCCACCCAGCGCCTGCGCGACTGGCCCGAGCGGCTGGCCGCCCTGTTCGCCGCGCGCGAGGCGCAGCCCTTCGAGTGGGGCGTGCACGACTGCTGCCTCTTTGCCGCCGACGCCGTGCTGGCCGTGACGGGCCACGACCCCGCTGCCGACCTGCGCGGCACGTACAGCACCGCCGCCGAGGCCGCGCGCGTGCTGGCCCGCTTCGGTGGCGTGGCGGGCGTGGCCATCCGCCGCGCCGGCCGCGTGGTGCCCGTGGCGCTGGCCCAGCCGGGTGACGTGGGCTTGAGCCAGCACGACCCCGAGCGCCCCGCGCTGGCCGTGTGGGGTGGTGCCGCCTGGCACGCGGCGGCGCCGCTGGGCGTGGTGGCCGTGCCGGCCGATGCCGTGGTGCGCGCCTGGCGCTGCACGGCGCAGCCGATGGAGATGCCCAGTGCCTGAAACCGTCGCAGCCTGGATCGCTACCAACACGCTGACGGCTACCAGCGTGCTGACGGCGGCGCAGATCACCACGCTCACTTACACGGCGTTTGCGGTGGCCAGCATCGGCTACGGCAACCACCAGCGCCGCAAGCAGCAGCGCGCCGCGCGCGATGCGTTCAATGCCAGCGTGTCCGACCGCCTGGTGATGACCGCCACCGCCCAGGCCGCGCGCAGCCGCGTCTATGGCCGCGTGCGCAACGTCGACGGCGTGCTCTTCAAGCAGACCCACGGCACCAACAGCGAGTTCTACACGCTGGTGGTGGCGGTGGCCGGCCACCAGGTCGACGCCATCGAGGAAATCTGGTTCGACGACAAGCCCGTCACGCTCGACGGCTCGGGCAACGTCACCAGCGCTCCGTACTCCATCACCACGCGCGAATCGCTCACCGTGACGATGCCGGTGTCGGGCGGCTCGGGCAGCGTGGTGCTGCCCGGCGTGCCAGTGGCGGGCACCACGCCGGTGGCAGTGTTCACCACCAACCCGGGCACCGACTCGGCCACCGACATCACCCTGGCCGGCTCGCTGGCCGGCACCACCTTCAGCGTGAGCGGCGCGCCGATCGACGGCGACTGGCGCGTGTCGTTCGAGCTCGAGACGACCAGCAGCAAGGCCCGCGTGCGCGCCTTCACCGGCGCCCCGGGCCAAAACCTCTACCCGGACTTGCAGCCCCTGGTGGGCGCGGCCGTGCAGACGTCTGACCGCTTCGAGGGCATCGCCTGCCTGCTGGTAACCCTGCAGTTCGATCAAGACGCCTTCCCGGGCGGCGTGCCCAGCATCACCGCCGTCATGCGCGGCGCGCGCGTGTTCGACCCGCGCACCAGCACCACCGCCTGGACGGAGAACCCCGCGCTCATCGCCCGCGACTGGGCGCTCTACGCCTACGGCGGCGGCTGCGTCACGGCCGAGATCAACGAGCCCGCCTTCGCGGCAGCGGCCAATGCGTGCGACGTGTCGACCACCTTTGCGCTGCCCAGCGGCGGCCCGGTGGTGCTGCCGCTGTACCAGGCCGGCATCGTCATCCCGCTCGACAGCAACCCCGACGAAGCGCTGAGCGAAATCTGCGAGGCCATGGCCGGCCAATGGGGCTGGGCCGGCGGCCGGCTGAGCGTGCGCGCGGGCGTGTACCGCGCGCCGGTGGCCAGCATCACCGAAGACTGGGTCACCAGCGCCGAGGCCATCCAGGTGACGCCCGGCGCCACCACGGCCGACGCCGTGAACATCATGCGCCCCACCTACGCCGACGCGGCCCAGGGCTGGGTGCAGACCCCCGGCCCCGAGGTGCGCGCCGACAGCTACGTGGCCGCCGACGGCCGCGATCTGCCCACCGAGCTGCAGCTGGGCGGCGTCACCCGCGCGGTGCATGCGCAGCACGTGTGCGGCGTGCTGCTGCGCGAGGCGCGCGAGGGCCTCACGCTGACGCTGCCGTGCAACCTGCGGGCGTACAGCCTCGAGCTCTTCGACGTGGTCAGCGTCACCCTGCCGCGCTTCGGCTGGGCCGGGAAGCTCTTCGAGGTGATGGGCTGGCGCTTCAGCCTCACCGGCGGCGTGCTGCTCACCCTGCGCGAAACCGCCGCGGCCATCTACACGCCCGACGCCGTCTTCGACCTGCTCAACACGTCGCCCAACACCGGCCTGCCGCGGCCCACGGCGCCGCCGGCCATCACCGGCCTGGCCGCCACCAGCGGCGGCGTGGCGCAGGTCGACGGCAGCAGCATGGCCCGCATCCGCGTCACGTGGGACGCCGTGGCCAGCGAGGCCGTGCGCCAGAGCGGCGGCATCGAGGTGCAGGTGGCCGAGGTGTACGGCGGCCTGCCCACCGGCGACTGGCCCACCATCGCCCCGCTGGCCGGCCGGGCGGTGGCGGCGGATGTCTTCGGCCAACGCATCGGCCGCCTGGTCGCCATCCGCGCGCGCGCCGTCAACACGCTGGGCATGCGCAGCCCGTGGCGGCAGATCACGCACCTGGTGAGCGGGCGGCGTGCGCCCATCATCTGGCGCCAGGCCAGCGCGCCCAGCGGCAGCAGCGTGCAGAACGGCGACGAGTGGGTCGACACCGACGACGGCAACCGCCGGTATGTGCGCGAGGGTGGGGCGTGGGTGGACGTGCGCGATGCCGGCATCGCCGCCGCCCTGGCCAGCGCCGCGGCCGCGCAGGCCACCGCCGACGGCAAGATCGACAGCTTCTGGCAGACCACCGCGCCCGGCTCGGCCAGCGAGGGGGATATCTGGTTCGACACCGACGACGGGCTGCGCCAGTACCGCTACACCAGCGGCAGCTGGGTGGTGGCCGCCGACACGCGCATCGGCACGGCCATCAGCAGCGCCGCCACCGCGCAGGCCACGGCCGACGGCAAGGTGCGCACCTTCGTGGGCACCAGCGCGCCCACGGCTGAGGCGGTGGGGGATCTGTGGATCGACACGGCCAACGGCAACCGCATCAACCGCTGGAGCGGCTCGGCGTGGGTGCAGGTGCCGGTGGGGACGGGTGGGCTTGCTGCTGCGGCGGCGACAGAAATTCTCACTGTGCCGACCAGCGCCAGCTCCTACCCCAAAGGAGACCGCGGCGGCCCAGTGCTGATGGATGGGGTTGAGTTCACGCCGTCGGTGAACTCGGTGGCTGAAGTCACCATGAAGTTGGACGGCTCTTTGACAAGTGCGAGTGCCGGCGACTGGGGCATCGGGACAGTCGGCATTGCCTGCCAGCCGACCTCGGCGCTGACAAGTCTAGGTGACGGCGAATACCTCTTCCCGGCGGCCGACCTTACGGACCTGAACAAGGTGCAAGCCACCTCGTCAATGACCCGCACGCGGGCGGCATACACGCTCGCGGCTCGCTTCAATGTTGTCGCTGGCACCACATACCGCATCGGCGGCTACTGGAAAGGCGACGAGCCTAGCGTCTTTGTCTTCTACGAGCCGGTCATCCATAAGGCGCCCGACCTGTACGTCACCCTGATCAAACGCTAACCCTGGAGCCCTCCCATGATCGAAACCCTGCTTTTCCTGTCCGGCGCTGTGGCCGGCATCCTGTTCGCCGCCTTGCGCATGCGCGTGCCCGGTGAGCCCTGGCTCGACACGCTGCTGCGCCCGCTCAGCGGCGGCGGCCCGCGCCCGGGTACGCCGCGATGACGCCGGCACGCCGCTACCTGCCAGAGGCTGCCGGCCTGCTGTTGGTGGGTGGCGTGGCCCAGTACGCCTGGAAACAGGCCGCCATCGACGCGCAGGTCGACGTCTGGAACATCAGCCAGGCCATGGTGGTGCTGGTGCTGCTGGGCATGGTCTGCAACGCCTACCGCAGCGGCTGGGTGTGGGCCTGCGCCGCGCTGGTGGCAGTGTGGCAGGCGCTCACCGTCGGCTGCTCGATGCTGTGGCTGGCCGCGCCATGGCCGGTGCTGCCGGGGCAGGAGCAGTGCAGCGCCCGCTTCGACGTGCCGCTGGGCGCCATCGGCCTGTGGCTGCTGCTGCTGCTGGCCGCGGCGATGTCGCAGCGGCTCAAACAACCAAATGGAGGTGGCCATGGCGCCCGATGAACAAGTGCCCGGCATCGTGTCGTTGGCCGTGCTGCTGGCCACGGCCGCCCTGGGGCCCGACTTCGCGCTGGCCGTCGGTGCCTACGGCGCCATCATGCTGGGCTGGTTCGGCGGCGTGATGGTGGGTGTGTGGCGCATGCCGCCGGTGTCGCGCGGGCACCTCGTCACCTTCGTGGTGGCCTCGCTGGTGGCCACCCTGGGCATCACCGTGCCCACGGCGCAGGTGCTGACCGGCGTGCTGAGTTCCATGGTCCCGGCGGCTGCAGTCGTGCAGCCCACGGGGCTGCTGCTGCCGGTGGCGTTTTTGCTGCCGGCGATCGGGCATAGCTGGGTAGACGTGGCGCGATGGGTGTGGAGCCTGCGACGCCGCGCGGAACCCCGGCGCAATGAGGGCGATTCACCATGACCATCACCGTGTGCACGGCCATGCTGCTGATGGCGGGCCTGTGGAGCGTGCTGTGCCGCGTCAATCAGATGCAGCGCGGCGTCACAGACCCGGCCGTCTTCGGCTCACACCTCGTCATAGGCCTGGGGCTGGCCGGCGGCCTGTTCCTACCGGGTGAGGCGGGCAAGTTCGCCCTGGCGCTTGGCGTTGCCGTGTACCTGCTGGCCGGCGCCTGGCGGTGGCGCTACGCCGCGCCGGCGGGTACGCGCGTGGACTCGGCGCACGGCGATCTGCAGGAGGCAGAGAAATCATGATCACCTTGGCCGACTACTACATGGGCCGCGACAGAGCGCACGGCCACCTGCTGGGCAGCGATCTGCGGGCCAACGCGGCGCGCACCGTCGAAACGGCCAACGCCCTGCTGGTGCTGGCCAAGACGGCCGGCGTGAGCCTGGAGAGCAACCCGCGAACGGGCAGCATCGTCAGCAGCGGCTGGCGGCCGCCTGAGATCAACGGCGCCACGCCCGGCGCCGCGCCGCGCAGCCTGCACATGCAGTGCCTGGCCATCGACCTGTACGACGCCGATGGCGACCTCGACGAGTGGCTGCTGGCCAACGCCGACACCGTGCTGCGGGATCTGGCCTTGTGGCTGGAGCACCCGGCGTCCACAAAGGGCTGGGCGCACGTGCAGCTGCGGCCGCCGCGCAGTGGGCGGCGCGTGTTCTACCCATGACGCTGCCCTGGTCGCTGCTGCTGGCCGCTGTGGTGGCGGGCGGCGCCTACTGGCAAGGCCGGCAAGACGGCCGGGCCGGCTGCGAAGCCGAAGAGGCCCGCGCCGAGCGCCTGGTGCAGCAGGCCGGGCAGGCCAGCGCGACGGCGGCCGCCGAGGCCATCGCCCGCATGCAGGTGCGGCACACCACCATCCGCCAGGAGGTCGAGCGTGAGATCGAAGTGCGCACTGTGTACCGTGACTGCCGCCATTCTGCTGAGCAGCTGCAGCGCATCAATGCCGCGCTCGGCCCAGCCGGCGCAGGCAGCGCCGCTGGTGGTAGCGGCGTGCCCTGAACTCACCCCGCTGGCGGGCGACAGCTTCGGCGACACCACGCGCAAGCTGCTCGAGGTGGTGGCGCTGTACTGGCAGTGCAGGGCGGCGGCGCTGGCGGCTGTGCCGTAGCTGCGCCCGGGTGTCCCGGCCTGTGCCAAAGTTGTGCCGAGGTCAGGCCGCTTTCGGCTTGCGGCGGCGCTGCAAGTCCTTGATCTGCAACACGTCGGCAGCCCGGGAACGTCTTGTGATTCTGGTCGTCGTGGGTTCGAGTCCCATCAGCCACCCCATCGGTTCCCCCTCGTAAGCGGCCTCTTCGGAGGCCGTTTTCGTTGGTGCCGGCGGCGCAGGTTGTGCCAGAGTTGTGCCACCGCCGGCCAGGTTGCCTGCCCATTGGGCCACGTGGCTGCGGCCCAGGTGGGCGTAGCGCTGCACCATGGCCAGGCTGGCCCAGCCGCCCAGCTCCTGCAGCACCGCCAGCGGGGTGCCTGACTGCACGTGCCAGCTGGCCCAGGTGTGGCGCAGGTCGTGGAATCGCAGCCACGGCAGGCCG